GATCCAAGAGAAGTACCTTCATATGTGCCATCTTCTCTATATTTTCCAGACGTATTTAATACACTAAAGGCAGCTTCGAGGATTGTTTTCCCATCTTCTCTAAATGAATTTGGAATGAATCCCTGACCGTAGTCTCTTACTCGTATTTTATCTTTATCAATAGATACATCAATTTGGTTTCCATGACCAAGACGATATTCATCAACAGCATTGGACACAATTTCAACCAATAGTTGTGTTGAATAAGTACAATCTCCAGCATAAACTTGCGGACGAAGTCTTGTAAATTCAAGGGGCGATAATGACTCTATGCTAGTCTCGTCATATAAATGTTTATCTGCCATTTATTTTCTCCTTTTTATATTATACTATATTATAACATATTTTTTTAATTTTAGCAAACTTTTTTGTTAAATGGCTATATTTATATGATTAGTAAGAATAAGATTTGAAAATTTTAGCTTATCTGCCTATTATTCAATATATTTCCAATGTTTTTTACCACAAGTTTCTCTTTCTCCACGACAAACAGCAGAAAGATTTCCTTGAGATAAATTATTTTTTCTTGCCGCATCAGAAGCTGATTCATAAATAATTCCAGTTTCAATACAAAGAACTTTCTTGCTACGTTTTTTATTTGCTTCTATTAAATTTTTATTAGCAATTTCTTTATGTTTTAAATAGGTTTCATAGCTTTTTTGTTTTACTTCTTCTTTATGGGTATTATAATAATTAATACAACTTTTTTTAGCATTTTCTTTTCTTTGCTATTCTAACTACGGATTTTGTTGAAGTATTTCTTTCATTTTTTGATTTCCAAGTTTAGCATAATAAGAAGCTAATTCTGGATTACCTTTTCTCCAATTTCTAAAATTATCTCCATTAGCTCCTCCAGAATTCATATTATAACCATTATGATATGAATCATAATATTTAATCCAATATTTTTCTCTTTCTCCTAATTGTTCAATAGGAATATTATCTTCAATTATTTCCCAAGAAAAATCTTTTTCTTTAAATTCTTGTAATGCTTTATGAAAATCACTATTGGTTTTGTTTGAAAAAGCTTCATTATAATGTCTTTTTCTTCTAAGCTATAAGCTAGTAGAAGTTAATCCAATATAAATTAAATTATTTTGTAAATTTGTAACTTTATAAATTAAACCCATTAATTATTCTCCTTGATTTGAATATTTATATGATTAGTTAAAATTATATTCATAAATTTTTCTTTATTAAATTGAGCAAGAGCATCTGCCACTTCATTACCTAAAATTCCATTATGTCCGCTGACTTTTACAAAATTAATTTGACTAATGAAAAAATCTATATTATAATATTTATATAAGGATTGAATAATATCAAGATTTTTAATTTTTTCTTTTTTACTATTCATCCAATTATTTTTACTCCAAGTATGAATCCAAGAGGTGAGTGTATTTATTGTATATGCGGAATCTGAATAAATTGTTGAAGATTGTTTTTCATATTTAGTATTTAATAATTCAAATGCTTTTAAACAAGCTTTTAATTCCATTTGGTTATTTGTCACATTTGAAAAATGTTCACAATAGGCATCAATTAAATTGTTGTTATTATCAAAAATTACAACACCATAACCGCCATATGAATTAGATTTTCCATTATTTGAAGCGGCTCCGTCAATATAAATATTTAACATTGATTTAGCCTCCTTAATTTAACTATATATTATAGTATATTATAAATATTTTTATATGTCAATAAAAAAATAAAACAGGTAATTTATAAGCTTTAGCTTATAAATTACCTGTCATTCAAATTACTTTAAATATGCGCTAGAACAAAATCCAGTAAAGTCTTTATATTGAATAAAATACCAATTATCAGTATAGTATCCATAACAAGAAACAGTTGCATTGTTTGGTATTATAGTAATAACTTTTTTATCTTTTCCTGCCCCGGCCCGCATATTAAGTGTAGCTGTTGTAGTAAAAGTTCTAATTAAATTTTTGTCATATGATTGAGCATAGTCTAATTCACTTGTTACTATTGGCTGAGAGGTGGAAACTGCATATTTAGGTTTAGCATAGCCGCGTATATATCCCCAACCAATCGGGATAGTGCGTCTTCCAACAATTCCGCCAGACATATTACCTTCAATTGTTGTAATTTTATTATTTGAAACCGATTCTACAATTCCAATATGATCCGAATATCCATCATTTGGTTGTGTATTATCATCCCAGTTGTATACAATTAAATATCCTGGTTGAGGAGTTATTGTTCCATTCTATTCCCAAATTCCAAAATTTTTAAATATTTGAACGTGTTTTTCTACTCCGCATTCAGTTCCACCAATGAGGTTAACTGCATTAAGTTTAATAAAAGCCGCAGAAATCGTGGTATCACAATATTCATCTTGATATGTGACTGTATAATTTCTTGCTTTTGGAGAATAGCTATTATAAGTGTCTATAATTGGTTTATGCGTCATATTGGCTCTTGACATGCCAACCCAACTTGACATAACTTTAAGAACATCTTGTGCGGTTACTTTTTTTGTAGCTGTTAATTTTTTAAAAGTTATGTTATCTTTTGTTAGCATATCTGCATTATATAACCAGTCCATGTCAACATTTGCATTAATCCCGGGGACTTGCCCAGTCCAACTATATTGATGTAATATGGCATGTGGATATTTCTATTGAATATTATTTTCATTTAATGTATTAGATAGATCTGCTAACCAGACTGGATAATTATTTAATTGCTACCAGTCATAATAATTTTTATAATAATCATTATTAGCATAAATAAATAATTTATTACATCCAAATTTTTTTAATGCCTATAGATATTGTTTAGTGTATAATGTACATTTTTCTTTTGTACATTTTTCACCATTTTTATCCCATGTGTCATATTCAAGATCTGATGCAATCCAAGTTTTAGATGGATCTAAATTTGCTTTTTTTAAATTGATATATGTAGACCAAGCATTTTGTTGAATAGTTGCATTGTCTGTATAAATAAAATGGTAAATCATAACTGTTATACCATTTTGTTGGCAGCCTTTTGCATATTCAATAAATTTTTTATCAATTGTTTTTCTATATCCTTCGCGGAGAATAGCAAATTTAACACCTGATGCGGCAACCTTTTTAAAATCAATATCACCTTGCCATTGGGATAAATCAATGCCCTTAATTTTTGCCATATAATCACTCCTTAGAGCTATTTATATATTTTTGTACTTTATTATTATTTTCTAATATATCTCTAAATTTAACAAGCGCTTCATCGACTAATTTACTAAATAAATCAAAAGTAATAACTGATGTTAAATAAGGGAATTTAGTTAAGAATTTATCATATACATAGCGGAGTTTGATTTGACCAGTGCCACCGCCTAATTCTTTTTCGGCCTATGTTACGGCATATAATAACCATTCTTTAACTTTTTCAATTTGCTTTTGAGTTGGCCATTTAATAAATGTATAAATTAAATAGGAAATAACTGTTATACTTGCTATTGTAACAAGTATTAATGGCCAATATTCAATAATTTTTTCCATATATTTCCTTTCTTAGCCATTTGGCTATTCATAATTGTTTATTTGAGCCATTGCTTGCTCATATACTATGCCGCCTTTACAGTTTTCTTTTGCGGCCTTACTTGAATAGATAAAAAAGCAAGTCACTTCTCCAATTACTGCACTAATTAATGCTATTAAAGGAGAATAATCAGGGGCTATCATTAATTCTCTTGCTAATTTTATATTTTCTACTGTAACATAACCAGTAAAAAATTCAAGAGTAGTATAATTTAAAAATAAGAAACCCATAAGAAATTTAGAGGCGGATATTTTAAATCTTGAAGTTTCTTTTTTTAATTTTTGTAATTGCTTTTTTTTAGTATAATACTATTCTTTTAAAGAAAACTATTCAAGCTATTGATTAATTTTCTAAATTTTCTATTTAGTTTTCATAATAGCTCCTAAAAAAATAGATATTAGACGCTTTCTAATATCTATTAAAAATATATCTATTTAATTAATTAATCTTGTCCTTGATTGTGGTTTTTAAGATCATAAAGCAAATCTTCAAGAGCAACTGGATTACAGTTATGAGCTTCGCAGTTTACATTATACATGAGTGGAAATTCACAAAATGGATTTGGACTATGTGTATGTCCATGAATTGAGTAGGTATAAAAATGATCGGTATTATTAGTGAGTTGCGGATAATGAGATAGCATTAGACAGCCGTGTTTCGTTTTAATTCTATACCCCATTTGAATATCTTCAAATAGATTCTTAAATGCGGTAAGTCTGCTTTCTGTATCATGATTTCCAATTGAAAGTCTAATATGTCCATTTAAAGATTTAAGAATTTCAAGACCTGGCTCCAGTTCTCCAAGAATAACATCTCCAAGATGATAAACAATATCATCGGGCTTAATACACGAGTTCCATCTTTCAATAATAGCTTCATTCATTTCTTGGACTGACTGGAAACCGCGAGCTTCCCAAATGAAATCTTTATCATGATTAAAATGAGTATCAGAGATAAACCAAATATTAGAATCCATATTAATTCCCCCTTAATTCTTTTTGCCAAGCTATAATTCCTTCTTCAGGAAGTCTAATTATTTCATCAGTATAAATATTATATGTATAAATATTCTTAAAACCTTCATCGTAGGTAGGAGGCTCAAGCTGGTGATTCATTCTTCTAATGACACCTGTTGGAACAAAAGCCTTAGTTCCAACTCGTGTATTATTATTTTGAATACAATTAAAACAAGGAGTATCAACAAAAATAACATTAATATCAATGTTTTTACGAATATGATCTAATAGAAGTTTTCTTGAAGCTTTATTTAAAGAAGTTTGGTCTATAAACACATTATAACCATCTATTAAAGCATCGTTAATAGTTTTCCAAAGGATTTTTTTAACTTCTTCTTCATGAGAAAAATAATCTTCTCCTTCTTTTAAAAGAGAAAAACGGATTTCATCACGAGAAACTATTTTATCAGATAAAGAACTTGTATATTTTTTTAAAAAGGTTGATTTACCGGCGCCAGGTAGGCCCATCATAATATATACTTTATTCATTTTTTATTAGTCTCCTTAAAGAAACTTTTATAAAATTCAGATTCAGCATCGACTTCAGTCACTACAAAAAATTCTGTATGAGATCCTACATCAAACCAAAGTTCATGTTCTTTTTCTTTATACCACATTCTAGTATAATATGATTTAAAATTATGCTCATCAAGAAAATTTTTAATAATGAGATTAGTTTCACGATTATCAAAAACCTGACTTAAATGTTTTCTTTCGCCATTGGCTCTTACAAAATAAAGTCTCATGTTAATCTCCTTTATTTTTCTATATATATTATACTATATTTTTTTATAAAAAACAAGCGGAAGATAAAAATCTTCCGCTTATAAATTTACTGATGGTACTTGAGAAGAAATTCCGGAGATACGCACTTAAAAGACTGAGACCCGTCTTGAGAACGGAAGACAATACCTTCTCGCATACTTCCATCAATCATAGAAGCTTCGCTATCAACATATGCTCTTAATTCTTCAACAGTGTCAGGGAGAATATAAGATTCTTCAAGGATAGGAACGCAAGGAATATTATAATGCCCCTTTTCCAAAAGAGTTTGCATCTTTTTAGAATTCCATCTGCCACTATTTGAAGTAATAAAGTTAAATGCTCGAAATTCATGATCGGTCATATGATAATCTCTCTTTTGGATATTAGCACCATAAGTTTCACCTTGAATGGTAATCCAATCACAATCTTTAAATACATTGTGTAGCATATAAGTCATATGTTCTAAAATATGATATTTTTCTGCCATTTCAAGATAAACATTAGTATCATAAAAGCAAGACTTGTCAGGTTTATCAAAAACTACGTTTCTAGAACAAACATAAAATTCATCCTTATGAGGCCATCTACCGCGCTTAAGAGTGAAGGTGGTGCTAGTCCCATCGATCTTCTCAGTCGCAATCCATTTAGTGGTCTTGTCTTTGAGAAGATAGGACTGGTTCTCGATTCTCTCTTCGTCCGTTTTTGTAACCCACTGAGGCCAGCCCGATTTCTTATCTTTCTTTCGACCAAAGAAGAAGAAAAGAAGCTTCTTTCCCCAATTTCTTCTCATAAGCCAACGGAAAGGCTGCTTAGAAAAGAGTTTAGGATGCCGCTGAGACATCTTCTTATATTTATCTTCTGAATTGGCTTTTCTTGCATTATCTTCTGCAACAGCATAGGTTACACCAAGCTGCTTAGTAAGGAAACGAGATTCGTCTTTAGTGGAATGAGATCTATTTTCTTTATCAATGATATAAGTATCTTCTTCAGATTCATCGTGATAAATAGTCCATCCAAAATTTGCAGCAGACATAAGTAAGCCCTGAGAAATTGATTTACACATTTTCTGAGTCTTTACTTTATATTTCTTCTTTGCAAGAAATTCCATATTTACAAAAGGTTCAACTTCAGGAAGCTGAGAATCAATCTCAAAGTAAATTGCGGGATCTCCTACATGGAATTCCCCCTTACCAACTACAATCGTCCAACCACCGACATGGGCTAATTCCACACGATCATACCCTTCAATGGGGGTGACTGCGTCGATGAGAACTACATAAGCGAGTTCTCTTTCATTGTTTTTATTAAGCATTTTATTTTCTCCTTTTAGAATGCAATACTATGATTATAATCACCATGCACATTCCAAACTGTTTCATTAATTTTTATAAAATCATCATCAGAAATTCCACCGCATAGATGTTTTTCATAAAGATTATAAAAACAAATATCTAAGTATTTTTCATCCATTTTTTTATAATACACTTCATTAATAGGAAGAATGTTATAATCATTATTATCTACGAGAGAAATGATCTTCTTCCATACACTATCCATTGTGCGGTAGCTGCGTTTGTTCATTTCTTCCCGCACATAATAAGCATAAGAAATAAAATGATTAAAAGGATAATCCATTACGAAATTAACTAATAAATGATTAGGAGTTCCTTTTTCTTTAATTGATCCGGCTATTGCGGATAGTTCTCTCCACTGAGCAACCAACTGCTCACGAGGCAGAACAGGAATAAGCGAAGTATGCCAAAGCCTCATATATTTTCTCCTTTATCTTTTCTATATATATTATATAATAATTTTTAGAAAAAAACAAGAGGAAGATTTCTTCCTCTTGTTATTGTGTTAATGATTATTAATTAAAAGTTTATATTTACATTAGACTTATTAATAACTTCCTCAAGAGTTGTTCCTCTAAGAAGCTTATTAACAACTTCAGGAACGGTTTCACCAGAAGCAAGCGCATAAGGACTCATGCTCTTCATACCTTCAGTCAGAAGCTCTGCATTAGACTGAGACTGAATAGCGGCAATCAAATTAGGACTAATAGAGTTCATAATTTTTTCAACAGTTGCTGCATATGCTTCCTGTTTTGTCTTTTCGATAATTGCTCTTTCTCTTTCTCTTTCAAGTTTGGCATCTTCAGCCTTTTTAGCTCTTGCAAGTTCTGCCGCCTGAATATCATTAAGAAGTTCCTGCATTTCCTTTGTTGCCTGAGTTTCAGCAAGTTTAGCAGCTCGTTCTTGTGCGGCAATAAGTTCCTTTTCTTTGAGTTCTTCTTCAACTCTCTTCTGATTAAGCTCCATAGCAAATAGAGTTTTGTCGCTTTCAATCTTCTCTTGCTTATTCTGGACTTCTGCAAGAGCGTCGAGAGTCTTAAGTTGAGCCTGAGCATCAGAAAGCTCAATAGACTTCTGAATGATTTCATTCTGATGATCAGTTAGCATTTTTGCAATGTTTTTATCAATAGTCACTCCAAGAATTTCAGCATCATAAATTTCAATACCATTTTCTGTAAAGATTCTGCGGTTAGAAGCGCCTTCCGCCAGCTCTGTATTTTTATTAAGAATTACGTTCTTAATAATGTCAATTTCTTTAGCATAAAAGTCTTGAATATTATACTTTTTGACTTCATCCTTAATAATAGATCTCATGCTATTGGAAAGATACTGCGCATAATTATTAATAGAGAACCATTTATCTTTATATTCAGGAAGGAAGTTGATATAATAGTTAAGTGCAATCTGTACAGTTGCAAAATCAGCGGTTTGCGCAGATACAAGATCATAAATGCAATTATTTTTAATTTTCAAGAAAGCGGTTTTGTTAGAAGCTTCATTAATGGCTTCAACAGTTTCATCATAGTCAAGAAGACGTGTGGCGGGACCGACTACGACTTCTCTCTTACCAGACTTAGAAACAACATTAATTGCATATCCAGTCCAAACATCAATAGAAACCACACCATCATACTTAGTATCAAGAGTAATAGTTCTAGGCTTAGTATAACTTACTCCACGAGCAATATTTGCATTAGCTTCAAAGATTGCAAGGGTGTCTTCCTGATTGTTTGTTGCATAAGTTGTATTAAGAAGGTTATCAAGCGCGGAAAGAGAAGCAATTCCTTTCTTCGCCGCCTTCTCTGTTGCCTTTTCAGTTAGAGCTTCATTATAAGCAAGAACTTCTGAGTTGTTAGGATACATTAAATCACATTCAGAGGCAGAAAGCTTTCTTTTAACTACAACTTCAATTCTAGGATCAGGGAGATACATTGTGGGGCCTTTAATAGTTGTGATCTTGCCAGTCAGTCTATTAAGAATATAGCGACCTTCACCCTCAGGAATGGCAATTGCATGGTGCATATACTTACCATCATACTCAATGATTGCGTGTTCAGGACGCGGATAATAGATCATCTGATCCTTTCCAGTGATAAAGAGTTCTTCACCAATAGGATGATGAACTTTCTTGCCATTCTGAGTTTCATCATATTCAGCAATTACTTTAACATAAATACCACTAATAGGAGAAAGTTCAAGTGCTCTAAAGATTACTCCGCCCTTAGGAGTTTGAACAAATGTTTCAGTAGGCTTAGGGAATACGACAGAGGGGCCATGAATATATCTCTTTTCACCATCTTCATCCTTAAGGATTGCATATTCAAGACGTTCAAGAGTAACAGCTTCTCTTACATAAGTTTCTGTGCCGTTTTCATTTTCTGCAATAACTTCAATACCAGTGGGCGGGATGTAGAAAGAGACTTCCGTTCCCTTGATTACCAAGAGCTGACCAACAAAGTATTGCTGAGATTTGGTAATTTCTTTACCTTCTGCATCAATGACAGTAGAAGAGTTGTTATTGGCGGCGTCTGCATCGTAGACCCTTGCAAGGAGATACTGATTAGAACGGAGACGGTGACCGCGAATAACTCTAGTCATCTGACCAGGGAAAAGAGAGAAGGAGCAGGGGCCCGCAATATTAATTTTGCGTCCAATATCAAGCTCCGCACTATTTACTGCCTTTGCGGGCTCAGGATGAGAACTATCCTTGGCGGGGTTCTTAAGAGTAACATACCAACCCTCAGGAGCAGATACAAAAAGCTGTTTTGCTTTTTCAAAATCCTGAGTTTCTTCAAATTTCTTAGTTTTAGGATTAAAGACAACAAGAGATTCCTGGGCGGAAATTGTCATTGTAATGGGACCTGTATAAGTTTTAATGGTTCCATTTGTCTTTGCCATAACGAATGCAAATTCATTTGCCGCGAGAACCAAATCTCTTTGCCGGTTCATCTGATTAGGTTCATTCCAATTTTGATTAAAATCGTTTCCCATATTTATTATCCTTTCTTTTGTTTCTAATATATTATAATTAAATTTTTAATAAAAATCAAAGTGAAGATTTCTAGGATTAGATAGTTTTATTTTAGATTTAGGGAGAATTATTTAAAGAGTGTAAAAGAGTTATTTAAGAATTTTTTATTGGGTATGTTTGGATAATTAGATTATAAAAATTTTAATATTTAATATAGAAAGCTTACGAGCTAAATAAAGGAGAATATAAATATGTTAAATGGAAGAATTGGTCAAGTAATTGGACCGTTTACCGCAAATTTGGATTTATTAGATGATAATGCTCCTATTGGAGCTTTTACCCCTGAATCTACAAGACCTATTTTATATAAGTTAGGTATTCAAACAGAAGCTGGGACAATCGTTGAAATTAATGATGTTCCTATTAAGATTGGAAAAACTGGTATTTATGAGTTGGATGGAGTTGTAAACATAAAGAAATTAATTTTTCCTAATGGAGCAAGTGCAAATACGCTTATTGATTTTGTTTATTAATAGAAGGGAGATTAATTATTATGGATGAAAATAGAACTACCTCTTTTTATGGTAATGCGGGTGTTTCTCCTGCTGAAGTAGATCAAAAGATTGAAGAAAATAATGAATATGTTGAGGAATTAATTGATACGCATATTGTAGTTTCAAAAACTCAACCAACAGCGCAAAAGTAGGGAGATATTTGGTTAGTAGTAAAAGATAACTAATTAAATCAAGGAGATAAAAGGATATGGCGAATGAAATAAAATATAAAGTTGGTTTTGATGTAAATCATTCTGACTTGAATAAGTTAAAATCTTCATTGCAATAGCTACAAAAATTATCTATTAGCGATATAATGAAGATTAATGATTCTGACAGATCATCTGCCATAACCGCCCTTAATGATATAAAAAGGTAGGCGACTAATGTTCAAGAAGCATTAAAAACTGCCTTTAATGCAAAATTAAATACTGTTAATATTGAGACTTTTAATAAGTCACTATAGAAGTCTAATACTTCTATTGAACAGATTTATTCAACATTTAGTAAGGGTGGAGTGGCTGGCGAAAATGCTTTTAGAAGTCTTACTTCGCAAGTATTAACCACTAATGTTCAATTAAAAGAAACTCATAGCTTACTTGATAATATTGCAACTACCTTAAGTAATACTATAAAATGGAATTTAGCTTCTTCGGCGGTTAATACAATGTCTCAATCTATTCAACAGGCTTGGGGATATGTAAAAAATTTAGATACATCATTAAATGATATTAGAATTGTTACTAATAAGTCTGCTGAGTAGATGGCTAATTTTGCAGTTCAAGCAAATCAAGCCGCGCAAACCTTAGGTAGAACGACAACCGACTATACAAAAGCAGCATTGATTTATGCTCAACAGGGTTTAAGTGATGAGGAGATTGCCGCTCGTACTGCAATTACTTTAAAGACGGCAAATGTCACTGGGCAATCAACAGCGGAAGTTTCTGAACAGTTAACTTCTGTTTGGAATGGTTATAAGGTTAATGCAGAATAGGCAGAACTTTATGTTGATAGACTTGCAGCAGTTGCTGCTACAACGGCATCCGACCTTGAATAGTTGTCAACGGGTATGAGTAAGGTTGCAGCTGCGGCTGCCGCAATGGGAGTCGGAGAAGATCAACTTGCCGCTCAGTTATCTACAATTATTTCTGTAACAAGACAGGCTCCTGAAAGTATTGGTACTGCATTAAGAACGGTATATGCTCGTATTAGTGATATTAAAGCCGGTATTGCAGAAGATGAAGTTGATCTTGGTAGATATTCTGGTAAGATGGCTGCGCTTGGATTCAATGTTCTTGATGCTACTGGCAATCTTCGTGACATGGGCTAGGTCATTGAAGAAATTGGATATAAGTGGCAAGATTTAACCCGTGAACAACAGGTGTCTTTGGCTCAGATAATGGCTGGTCAGAGACAGTATTCTAACTTAATTGCGCTATTTGATAACTTTGATAAATATACAGAAGCATTAACTACTGCTCAAAATGCGGCAGGCACTTTGGAGCAACAACAGGGGATTTATTTAGAGTCAACTGCTGCACATTTAAATCAATTAAAAACTGCAACAGAAGATCTATATGATTCTTTCTTGAATCCTGATTCTTTAGAGCCATTGATTGATGCATTGGCAGATATATTATCATTTGCTGCACAGTTTGTAGATTCTCTTGGCGGCGGTGGAGCAATATTAACATCACTTGGTGCTATTGGCGTTTCTGTATTTAGCGAACAAATTGCTAAAGGAATAAATACAACTATAACTAATTTTGAAATTGCTAAAGAAAACGCAAGACAATTTGAAATGACCTTAGAACAAATTCAAGCTTGGCAAGGTATTCCTGGACTTGATCAAACTCAAAGAGATTTGTTAGCTAGTCGAGAGCAAATGTTATCTTTAGCTAGTGTAATGTCTCCAGATCAGTTTTCTGCAATGCAAACTACTTTAAATGATGTTGTTTAGGCAACAAATAAAGTAGCTTCTTTAACTGCTCAATAGGATATTCTTGATGGAATGGTTCAGGCCGTAACTAAAGCAACTGATAAATGGCAAGGGCTAAAAGATTTAATGATGGATTCTGCCGGCCAAGAAGAAGTTATAAAAAGGCTTGAAAAACAAAATTTGGAATTTAATTCATTGTCATAGTCTGTCGAACAGTATGCAAATGCTTTAAAATTAATTCAAAATAATTCAAACTTGTCTAATGATGAATTTGCTGGTAATATAAGAATTGCTAAATTTGCATTAGAAGAATATCAAGAATAGTTACAAACTTTAGTTGATGAAGGTAAATTAGAAGCTCATCAAGAACAAGTTAAACGGCTTGGATAGGAACTGGCGACACTAGATGATAAGGTTCCTGCGGAAGAAGTTGCTAATAAATTAAATTTAATAGCAAGTCAAATTATTGCTTTAACTAAAAATGCTGGAGAAAGTGGAAATGAGTTAGCAGAAAGATTAAAATAGAATTTTGCTGGCGCCGCAAATAGTTTAACTAATTTAACAGAATAGGCTAAAAAAGCTAAAAAGGCTAAAGAGGATATTTTTAATAGTCAAGCAGACAATGCCCAAAGGACGGCATATATTCAAGGATTAACTAAAATAGTTGGTGGGTTATCCCAAATTGGAGCTGCTATTAATCAAATTCAACACTTGGGCAGCATTTTTAAAAATTCTTAGATTTCAGATTCTCAAAAAGCTCTTTCTTTATTAACCAATGGATTACCTAGTTTGATAATGGGGATTAAGGGAGTTACATCAGCTGCTTCTGCAATGGGAGCAGCATTGGGAGTGGCTTCTGGTGGTATTACTGTAGTTCTTGGCTTGTTAGCAGCAGGAGTTACTGCTTTTGGTCTTTATACTCAAGCTCAATAGCAAGCTAGAGAAGAAACTATTAAGATAAATAATGCTATTATAGAAGAAGAAAAAAATAGGCAGTCTCAAATTGAAAATAGTCAAGAATTATTAACTAAAATTAATGATTTAGTTTCATAGGGAGAATTATCAAGGTCTCAACTGCGTGCGGAAATTGAAAAACTGACAAAAGAATATGATGTAGAAGAAGATTATATTCAAAAATTAACTGGGAATTATGATAATTTAACTGAAAGCATTAAACAAGCAAGGATTGAACGAGAAAAATAGCGTTTAGAATCTTTAAGAACAGAATATGCTTCTGCTAAATCTAATATTTTGTCTGTTGCTGATGATACTAAATAGGGACAAAAATATCATGGTGGTAGTGATTATCGTTTAGATTTTCAAAGTGGTTATACTCATAATTTTACTTCAGGCGACTAGAAATTATATTAGTAGTTAATATCTGGTGGTTTTGTTAAAGACGGTAAAAATTTATTTACTGTCGTTGACTATAGCAGGGATGCTATTTTATAGCTTTATGATTCATTAAATACTCAAATAAATGAAGCTAATTTAACAGCAGAATAGAAAGTTAGTTCGCAGTTATATAAAAATATTCAAAGTTGGTTAAATTCTATGGCCAGCACCATAGAAGAATATAGAACTTCTCAAAAATAGTTATTTGAATCTTAGCTAAAATTAGATATTTATAACAGTGAAAATTCTAATTTTGGAAAGATAGATACTGGGGAAGAATATTTAAAACAAAGAAATCAATTAATTATATAGCTTTGGAAATTGAACGGAGCTTCTTATGAAGATGCGGTAAGATTAGTTGATAATTATTTAAATGAATCTTATAAAAAATTATATAATTAGTTTAATACAACGGTTACTTATATTGATCAACTTAAAGAAAAATTTGGTTTCACAGATACAGATACTCAAAAATTACTTTTAAATCTTGATTCTGATTCTTTAGCTTTTTTACAAGATAATTTTGAATTAAAATCTATTGATAGCTGGAATGAATTATAGAAAATTATTAAATATTTATCTAGTAATGAAACATTAGATAGATTAAATGAATTAACTTAGGTTATTACTCCAACTTCAGCGATAGAATCTGCACAAGCGACATATGATTTATATAGTAGTTTAAGTGATCAAATTTCTAGTAGTAAGAAACAAACTATTAGTAAAAAAGAATTTTAGAAATTAGATCCATAGGTTCAAGCATTCTTTTCTTATATGGCAAATGGTCAATATAAGATGACAGGTGATGCTAAAGAATTTTATGAAACGGTTAATAATTTAAGTCTTCAAGGGTTTAAGGATAATATTGATAGTATTATTCAATATCAAAATCGATTAAAGAATATCCTTTCCTCTGGTAATACTCCTGATCTTAATAGAATAAGAGGTTCATTAGAATCTGATTTAGAATCTTTGGTTCCAACTTTAAATCAAAATTCATAGGTTTTTGATGTATTATCTTAGAACGGTTATAATGTTCTTCCTTGGTTATTATCTATTTAGAGCACTGATATTCAAGAGCGTACTAATGCATTAAGAGAAATGTTAGACGCTTTAGATGAAATTGGAAATATTGATTATAATTAGAAATTAATAGAAAATACTAAAGCTTTATATGAAAATTCTTATGCAATTTTTAGTTCAGCTGAAAGTATTAAAGATTTAAAAATTCTGTATGAAGATGCAAAAATAGATATTCAAAGTTTTGGGGAATCTTCAGAAGAAGCAAGGGTTATATTGCAAGCTTTTAACGCTGCGGCGATTCAGCTTAATGATGAATTAGACTTAGAAGGATTAAATACTGTTTAGCTTGAAAATTTTACTTCTTATTTACAAAGTATTGCTTAGAGCGCAGATGATCTAAATAATTAGTTAATTAATAATGCGGATGCCGCAGAAATAGTTGCTAAATCCATTATGAAGATGAATGATGGATTTGAGGCTCTTGGTAAAGATTGGGATGCATGGGTAGATGTATTACAAAAGAGTGCCGAATCTAGTGAAGAATTTGAAATTGCTATGATTGGTGCTAGAGATGCTCTTGCTCAATTATTAGATGTTAGTAAAGATTATGTTACTAATGATTTTGTAAAATAGCATTTAGATTTAATCACAGAAGCTTCAAATGGTAGTGCAGATGCAATTAATGGATTAAAGCAAGCTTTGACAGTGACTATTGTTTAGGGAATAATTAGTAAAAATGCTTTAGAAGGGCTAGCTAGTGAAATTTGGTCTTCTCTTGCAGATATTCAAGCTCAAATTCCTAATTTTGAAGTGGGTATGGAGCTTCATGATGGGCCGTTCCTTACTAAAATGCAGAATCTTGTTAATTTATTACAATTAGATGCTGATCAAATTAATGCACTATTTGATTCTTTAGGATTTGAACCTACATTTGTTACAGAACAAATGCCAATTACTCAAGAAATTCCGGCTTCACAAGACGTATATAGAGAAATTGATAGAGCATAGTTTGATGGCGTGGACTCTGCGAATAGACAATTTACGGCAAGTTTTCCAGTTGTTAAGCATTTTGTAGAAGACACTACTGAAACAATAGATGGTTTTGTAGACGTTCCTGCGCTGTCCACTAATGGAGTGACACCGCAGATAAAAACAATTACTAAAAAAGCAACTCCTCACTTTAGTAATTATTCTGCACGAAATGCTGGAGGGGCCGCTTCTCCAAAGAAATAGACAAAAACTAAAAAGTCTTCTGAGCCAAAACCAGACACTTCTACAAAAGATACTAAAGAACATATAAAAGATGATAGAGATATTTATCATGACATAAATATTGAAATCTCTGAAATCAATCGAGAACTTGAAAGAACACAAAAAATTCAAGATCGTCTTTTTGGTAAATAGTTAATTGCAAATCTTAATAAACAAACAGATATATTAGAAAAACAAAAAGTTAAATTAAGAGAAAAAATTAATTTACAAAAGCAAGATCTTGCGCAACAAAAAGAAAAGCTCGCCGCGATGGGAGCAACTTTTGATGCGGAAGACCGCATTTCTAATTATTTTGATTTATTAGGACATCAACAAGGTGTTGTTAATGGCTTAATTGATGCGTATAATGGCCTTGTTGAACAATATAACGCAATAACTGAAAAAACAGCCAAAGATGCATTAAAAGATCAAATTACAGAAGCTGAAAGACAACTTAAGAAAGCTCAAGATTATCAGAAGGATATTGAAACTGCGATTAAGAATTTCGATTCTTTGAGAGATAATATGGAAGATCTTACAGATGAGATTACTGAAATTTCTCAAAAGCAAATTGAAATTAATATCAAGCGTTTTAGAATGGCTCTTGAAATTCGTCTTGATATGGGCGAAGCCCGCAGAGACTGGAATCAGTTTAAACGTGAAGTTGAGCAAGCGGATAATGTTCTTAGAGATTCTAGCACTGAAACTTTAATTAAAGATGTTAACCGCTCTATTGCTGACTATAATTCTTATTTTGATGTTTCTAGCTCTAATTCTATCCAAGCCTTAACTCAATCTTTAAATGAAACAATGAATATCATTGATTAGATTGATAAGATGGGCAAGGATGCTATATATGGTGATGATAAAGCGCAAGCAATGTAGCATCTTAAAGGTGATTTAGATACTTTAATGAATTCAATGTAGAGTATTGAAGGATTGATTCAAGATGTTGACAAAGCAATTCTTGATACTGTTGATGATGTTAGTGATTTAGCTCAGAAACAACTTGAAGATTATGATTTTGTAAATGATTTGTATGAACATGATATTGATTTATTACAGTTACTTTATGGCGATAAACAGTATGAAGCAATGAACGCCTATTATAGTAAGCAACAAGAAAATCAATTAAAGCAAATTGATTTCTTAAAACAATATCGTGATTTATCTAAACAAGAATGGGATGCGGCGGTGGCTAGAGGTGAAAGTAATCTTGCATAGAAATGGAAACAAGAGTATATGCAAACGGTTCAAGATCTTAATTCCGCTATTACTCAGTCTGTTGAATTACTACAAAATAAATATACTAATGCTATTAATAAAATCTTTGATACATTAGACAAGCGTATTACTGGTGGGTTAGGTACTGATTATATTGAAATGGAATGGGAGTTAATGAATAAAAATGCAAATGAGTATTTAGATGAAATTAATTCTGCATTTGCAATTCAATAGCTTCAGTTAAAATATACTAATATTATTAATGATGATAAGAGCTTAAAGAATCAAAGAGCTTTACAAAAGGTTTTAGATGAGCAACTAAAGAATTTAAGGGATAAAGATAAATTAACTCAATATGATGTTGATAGAGCTGAAAAGATTCTTCAAATTGAACAGGCTAGATTGGCTCTTGAAGATCAAAAGAAGAATAAAACATCATTGCGGTTGAGAAGAGACTCTCAGGGTAATTATTCTTATGTTTATGCGGCAAACCAAGAATAGATTGCTAATGCAGAAGAGGCTTTAGCTAAAGCGCAGAATGATCTTTATAATTTTGATAAAAATGCTTATCAAAAGAATTTAGATGATATACTTTCTGCATGGAGAGATTTTCAATCTAAATATAAAGAAATTGTTTTAGATACTTCATTATCAGAGGAATAGAGAGTTAGACAATTAGCGTTGCTTCGTGATCAATATGGAGAGTATATTAATAATAAAGTTGCAGAAAATGAAGTTATTAGAACTAATTTAATGGAATCTGCTTTTATAGATTATGCAGCTCTATATGATGGTGATTATAATGCTTATCAATCTATGATTTAGAGTGAAAAAGAAGCATTAATGGGAGAGCTTATTCCTACTTGGAATAACGGTATTCAAGAAATGGCAAATACATTTGCTGGAGAAGGCGGTTTTATTCCAGCTTGCCAGCAAGGATTTAATGATTTGGATGCCGCAACGTAGGATTATGAACGTGAATTAGATACTTTACAAAGTGTTGCGGATGAAGATTTTGGTCAACTTAAGGATGGCATTGATGATGCAGCAGAAGCATTTAGTGGATTAATTACTCAAAATGATGAATTAATTAGCAAAATGCAGAATGATATGATTAATGCTATTAGAAATCTTAAAGATGAACTTGATGCTTTAATTGCGAAATATCAAGCTGTATATGACGCTGCTAAAACAGCGGTTGATGAAGCTAATAGATATAGATAGGCACAAAATGCTATTGCAGCGGCAGAAGCTGCAAAAGATGAAAATAGGTTTTACCAACATCAATCTGTTGCGGAACAGCCGCAATCTTTACCTGCTGCGCCTACTACGGTACCTGCTTCAATTCCTACATCTACATCAAGTGGAAGTGGGACAACAGGAAGTGGAAGTTCTACTGCAACTTCATCTTAGCAAACTCCAAGTAAAGAAAAGGAAGAAACAATTAATCCTAATGGTGTTTCTACCGCCGAAGGAATCGCAGGTAATATTTATTATGGTGGTTCGTGGAATGAATTCTATCATCCTGGAGAGCAGTATAGAGAACTATTAGAATAGCATGGCTTTATAAATAGTTTAGGAATGACAAAGAAAAAAGCTCAAAAACTTTATGATGAAGTATTAAAAGAGTTAGGTCGTTTTCATATTATTGAGCCAGGTCCTAAATTTAAAGATTATTATTTAGATATTTTTGATTTCTATAAAATGAGAGATAAATATAAATGGGGTCTTGGTACCAGTGGTTTTGACACTGGTGGTTACACTGGCTCTTGGGGACCTGAAGGCCGTCTTGCTATGCTTCATCAAAAAGAGCTTGTTCTTAATGCTGATGATACTAAGAATATGCTTGACAGCGTAGCAATTTTAAGAAGTATCGTTGATAACCTTGGCGGTAATATTTCTACAAGACTTAGTTCGTTGAATAGTGGCTCTAATAATATTAATAATAATAGATCTACTGAGTCTGTTGATCAGAATGTTAATATTCAAGCATCGTTCCCGAATGTTAATAGCAAGAGAGAAATTGAAGAAGCATTAAATGATTTAGTTAATCTTGCTGCACAAAGAGCAATGAAAAGAAGATGATATAAGGGGCTAATAACCCCTTATATCTCTTTATTTTTATATCATATTCTAATTTGACAAATTTCAAAATTTATGTTAGAATATAAAGAGATAAAAGGAGGAAATCCAATATGGATGTAAATGAAAAAATCTTAGATGCAATTGAATTGTTAGCTAATAATTCTGTTCAAAAAGCAGGATATGATAAAACAATTCAAGCGCAGATTTTATCATGCGAAGATTAGGTAGTTGGTAAATATAGATGTAAATATCAAGATGCTATATTTTATGCCTATACAAATAATCCCGATATTAGATTATCTAAAGGAACGCTTGTATATATTTTAGTACCAGGTAACGATATGCGGCAATAGAAAACAATCATTGGTATGGTTGATAAGCTGGGTGCAGATTATATAAGCGCGGCGGTCGGCGATTAGGCGTATAATGTGATTGGCTCTAACGTGATTCGTGGCGGCACCGCGCCCTATGATAAGTTTTATCTTGATATTGACATAGCTGATTATTTATATGATATTTATGATATTGATAATAATATAAATTTAGTTAATTTAAGCGTTGCTGAATTAAATCAATATATTAAATAGGCTTCTTCTATTATTATTGGAATGAACGTAAAAACTGATATTCCATTAGAAAAGCAAAAGACAGGAAGTTATGGTATTAAATTTACTTTAGAATTTAAAGATGAAAAAAATCATGATGGGATTATTCGTGATTATATTCTTGATGAAGATAGGATGGTGGATAATCCATATAATTTAATATATCCTACAAGACAATATGCTATTTTTGATATAGATAGTTAGAATTTTGTTAGAGTTAAAAAAATAACGATATTTAATAAAGATTTTCCAAATTCAACAGGAGAATCTCATACTAGAATAATTGAGAATTATTAGATTGAACTTACTGATTTTGAATTGAGTTGCGCAGTTAGAATGTCTTAGGAAGAATTAAATGGATTGGGTTTATCTATTATCTCGCCTCGTGGGCTTATATTTTTAAATAGTACAGATGAACCAAAAATTCTTCAAGCACAAGTAAAATTTAAAGGTAGAGTTGTTTCCTCATAGAATGTTTAGTTTTATTGGGGCACTGAAGATCTTCGAGTTAATCCACAAAGCGAAGGTAAGTATAATAAATATCTTGGCCGCGGCTGGAAATGTATAAATGAAAGTAGTACAATTCAGCCTCAAGGCGGAGCTGCAACTATTCAATGGTTATCATATGGTGATACTTATGAGTTCCCATTCAGTCAAGCATTTGCACAAAATAATAGAATGAAGGTTGCCGCAGTTTATGAAGGAAATGTTATTACTAAATAGATAAATGTTCAGAATCTTACAGCGCTAGCCGCTTCTATTGTAATTAATTCTACAACAGGAACTTAGTTTTATTATGGAATTGGCTAGACATTATTATAGTGTGTTGTTTCAAATATATATAGTCATGGCGATTTAGTTTATGCCTGGGGCTGGCAAAATAATGGTGGCTAGTTATAGCAATTTTTATAGACGACAAATAGTTTACATGTTGAAGCAAGATATATATATAATTTTGCTATATATAGATGCAGCGCATATGATCGGTACAACGGGGAAGATCATTTAATAGGAACTGCATCAATTAAATTAAGTAATTCTATGTAGGGAGAGGGTACTAATCCTCTTGTTATTTAGAATGGTACTGTATTATATAAATATAATGAAAAAGGTATTTCTCCTACAAGTAGAACTTTATAGAATCCCCAAATAATTCAATAGCTAGGCTTTAAACTATATGATGATACAGGAAATGAGATATAGATATTCCATGATGGATTAATAGATTCAAGAGCTAGTGTTAGATGGCGGGTTCCTGCGGCTAACACATTATTGACGTTACCTGATCCGCCGCAAACTATTATTGATAATTATTATATTGTTTAGAATGTTAGCTCATTAACTTATGATCTTGTATAGCGATATGATGTTAGAAAAACTATTAATCAGATTATTTTATAGGTTACATACGATGGTGCTACATCGTTTGCTCAAACTAATTTAACATTTACTAAATAGGGTCAAATAGGCACTAATGGTACTGATTATTATGTAAATATAATTCCAAATACCAAAATGGCAAGCCCGCCCTTGTTTCCTATGATAACAAAATTTAGTAATGGAAATTACAAATTAAACTATGGATTAGACGCATATGATAATTATACAGTTAATCCTAATTTAAGTTTAAAGCCCTTGTTAAAAGTTCAATTTTTACATGGTGGCGAACCAGTTCCATCGGGCTATACAGTTAAGTGGAGAGTCTTAAAAAATCGTTACGGTACATAGAACGGGTCTCCTGTTGAAGATGAAAGTGATTTTACTATTAACTAGTCAACAGGAATTATGACATATACAGGTAGTTTAGCTTTAAATGACACGCGGTCGCGCGCAAATGTAATTGAATGTGAAATTACTTATAATGGTCATATATATTATGGAGCAATTCCATTTATAACTGCTTATATGACAGATGATGATTCTTCTTTTGGTTTGGTAGACGGAACCGGCTTTCATTATGTTATGTATTCTTCTTAGGGTATGCAACCTGAATATAGTAGTTTACCTTTTGAATTTACAGATGGTAACAATGGAACTTGTACAGTATTAGGCAATACAAAAGTAAAAAATGGAAACACTTGGAGTCTTCAGTCTTCTGGAGATTTAGTGCAAGATAGTCAAGACCAATTTAAGATTCAGCCTATTGGTTTTTATAAAGGTGAATGTGTTAATAACTCTGTTAGATATCAAAATAGTAATGGTATAATTAATATTCCTATTCATTTTTATTTAAATAGATATAATTTTGCTCATTTAAATGGGTGGGATGGTAATAGTATTCAAATTAATAATGAAGACGGATATATTCTTGCTCCTCAAATGGGAGCCGGGGCCAAAGATAATCAAAATAGATTTACTGGTGTGCTCATGGGAGAAGTAAAAAATCCTATGAAAAGTCAATCTGATATTGGATTATTTGGATATAATCAAGGCAGTCGTTCTTTTTTTATCAATAGTAAAAATGGCTCAGCTTTATTTGGAAACGGGAATGGTCAAATTATTATTGATCCAGGGACAGTTGATAATAATGGTAATATACAAAATGATAAGGCTATGCTTTATAGTCATAATTTCTGGAGTTCATATAATTCACAAACTGGGTTACCAAGCTCTTATAGTAGTAGTAATGAAGCGGGAGCTGGTATGCTGATTGATTTAACGACACCCCGCATTAAATTTGGTAATGATGGTTTTTCTGTTGATCAAGACGGAAATTTATCAACTGGTCAAGGTAATTTTACAGTTTCTCATGATGGTGTTGTTAATGCGGGGAAACGTACAGATGGACCAATTACTTATTATAATTTTACAGTTGATACAAATGGAAATGTTACATTTGTTGGTGATTTAAAAGCTGGTAGAACTAATTCGGGTAGATATAATTTCTTTGTTAATAATTCTGCACAAATAGGTCAAAATCCAAAAGATAAATTATTACAAGCTGGTTGGGATAGTGCTAATAATAAGTATAATTTTATAATAACCGCAGATGGTGATGTATCTATGGCAGGAGATATAACCGCAAATAGTGGTCATATTGGTGGTTCTAATGGATGGACTATTGGATATAATAATGATACGTCTCAAGATGATATTGTAAGAGGTTATATTTATTCAGGAACCAAAGATTCTTTAAACAAGGCTGCATCTGGATTATATATAGGAACAGATGGAATTAGCGCATATAAGAGTGGCACTGGAACCACTTTTAAGGTAGATAGTCAAGGTAACGTAACAGTTAGTGGAAATATTACATTAGGACCCGGTTCTAGTATCTCTTGGGACGCATTGCCAAGCGATGTTGCAGATATAGATAATTTAGCGGATGTTGCATTTTCTGGCGATTATGATGATTTATCTGATAAACCTGATATTCCTGTCTTACCAAGCTATATAAAATCTACTTATATTGATGAAACTAGAATTGAATCTCCAACTATTTATGCGGGAAAATATTATGCAACAGGTCAAGGATATAGTAGCGGTGCTGCCTATTATATATATAATGGTCATCCTTTGCAATCTGGAGCTACTTAGATTGGATATATTTCTTATGATACCCATGGTAATACTTCTGTTGGAGATGCTCAAAATAGAGTTTTATTTACTACTTTAAATGGAACTGCTTTAAAAATATTAAGTGCCAGAAATATGTCTCTTCAAGCTGGAACTGAAAGTGCATTTCAAACAGACTATCGTATATATTTTAGAAGTTTAGCAAGATTAGATTGTGGTTTTGCAGTAAGTTCTGATTATTCTTATAGTACTCAAGATCCTGTTGACTTTTTCAATACAGGCGGTTGGGGAACTGTTTTACAAGTACAGCCTGGACAAGTATATTTTAAAATAGTAGCTAGTTGAGGTAATAAATTATGGCAACATATTATAGTTCATATGATATACAAGAAAATTCAAATAGTGTAGATATTATAATTAATGGATTGCGCGGAGCCGGTGGAGACCCTGTTGTTACTTTAAGAATTTGGTTAAATAATAGTTTTGTTTAGTGGGTAGATAATATAGACACTTCATGGCTTGTAAATTATACTTATACTTATACCGGACTAAACGAAAATACTACATATTCTTTTTAGATTGAAATATGGAGTGGAACAACTGTTATTGATTCTATTTCGGATAGCTTTACTACTACTGGCGGTGGTGGCGGAGGAGGGACAAATGCTACCTATGTTTTTTAGGTAGTTGGCAATAATATTAATATAGATATTTTAGATGCTGGTTTAAATCCTCAATTCTACGCATATTTATATGATAATCCATATGGGTCTGGAACTCCTCTTTATAATAGTTATTCTTCTGGCACGTCAGGCGGATTTGCAGGAATTCCTGATGGAACGTATTATTTAAATGTTTATTATTTAGATAGTGATACCGATTGGACTGATTTAAAAAATCGCTATACGGGCTAGACTTATGCTCAAGTTACAATTGGGAGTGGTCCTTCTCCATCTGATAATTATAGTTATCCTCATTATGATTCTGCGAATGTTACTTCTATAAGTTCAATTGAAGGTTGGCATTCAGGATCCGCTTATGAAGGTTGGTTTTTTACTTTTAATTTTGATAATTCAGGCACATTAAGACTTTATTCATCAAATTTAAATGGATCTATGCAATCATATATTGGGACAGTTGATAGAGACTATGATCCATCTACTGGAAGACCTATTTACTATGATGATTCTGCTACTGGTAATTTCGATTTTAGTTGGACAGGTGCAGCAGGAGATACTTTATATCTATGGGTAAATTCAATAGGAAATAGTTCTTATAGTTTTTATTTAAATGCTACTTTTTCTGGCGGAGGCGGAACGACTCCAACATATACAGCATAGGTAATTAATACAAATCAAATTCTTTTTTCAGTATCAGATAGAGGCAGCTACTATTTAAGATATTTTGTAAGATTAACAAATAGTCCTCAAACTACAATATATGACACTTGGAGTGAATATGGTTATCTTACAACAAATACTTTATTAACTGTTTCTAATTTATAGTATAATACATCATATACTGTAAATGTTGGTTATTCTACAACTAATTCTAGCGGGACAGTTACTTGGATTGGTTCTCAAGTATTAACAACAGGAACGCAATCTTTTGCTTATACCTTAATAAATGGTATAACAGTATCAAATTCTAATCCAAGTCCTAAACGAATATCGTTTAATAGTAATAATGGCGTTATTGTTCCAATTACTATTTCATATAATGGAATTATTACTATTTATACAGAAACTGATCAATCTTCAAGGATGGATGACCAAGCATATCTATGTACTTCTAGTAATGTTAGCTATGATTCTGCTGGAGTAGTTGATTCAACATCACAATATTATATAAAATCAGATGATGAATCTCATGGAAATAATTAGTTTTAGATGACAATTAATAATACAAATGTTGGTACTAATACTTATTATTTATATATTAGAGGTTATCCAGATTCTGGGAATAACAATATACCAAGAGCTATTAATACGCTTTTATATGCTATACTTCCAAATGATGGTTATGTATATATATATGATGGATCTAGCTGGCGGAAAGCGATTCCTTATATATATGATGGATCTAATTGGCGGAAAGCGATTCCTTATATATATGATGGCAGCAGTTGGAAAAAAACAACAGGATAAAGAGTTAAAAGGAGATTAAAATGAGTAATTATAATGATAAAAATGTAGTTGATTTTATTATTGGAAAAGCAAATTTAATGTCATAGGCATTAAATAATGTTGAAACAAAAGGAAGAGCAAGTTTAAATAATTTAAGCGGGTCAATGGATTTGCTTGATGAAATTGTAAAGGCGGCGGTTGATGCTATTAATACTTTAAAAGAGCAAGTAGATCAATTGAATCGGCAAATAGATAATATGAAACCTGCGGAAATAGAGAAATAAAAAAAGGGAGACTATCTAATTAAAGATAGTCTCCCTTTTATTTTTTATTTGACAAATTATGAAATTTATTTTATACTTATGTCAAATAGAAGATTTTTAAAATGAGGTATAGATATGAAGATTTTAGCATTGGATTTATCTACGAAACAAAGCGGGGTAGCGGTTGGCACGGACGCTTCCCTAGAATTTCATAGCTGCGTTTCCACAAATGATAAAAATGTAATTGTAAGAATTATTAAAATGCGTGATTAGATAAAATCATATATTGAAAAATATAAAGTTGATAAAGTTATTATGTAGGAAGTGCGGCCGTAGGTTAATTCACATACTAACAAGGTATTAATGTGGCTTCAAGCAGCTGTTGTGATTGCTGCATATGAGATTAATCCTAAGATTGAATGTTAGTTCATTGGAGCAAGTGAATGGCGGGCCGCCATTAAAATTAAACAAGGACGGGGGATAAAGCGCGACGAATTGAAGCCCCGCGACATTTAGTACGTTTAGAATAAATATAATATAAAAGTAAATGATGATTAGGCAGATGCAATTTGCATATTTGATGCCTATTGGGTTAAAGATAATAATGAAATTAATTGGGGGTAAATATGGAAGAAGATAAAAAATATTTAAGTTTTACGCAATTTACTTTGTAGTAGATTTGTTGTTGTAAATGCGGCAGGATAATTAAGAAGAATAGCTTTTGCCATCCAATTACCGCATTAAAACCAATTGATGCTATTGGTGAATTTAAACAATATAGTAATGATGATATTTTATGCGAAGATTGTTATGGCGATCATTTAATAAGAAGCATGGATAGTTTAGGTATTTCTGTTGTTGATGAAAATGGACAATGGAGAGATTTTAATGATGTAATAAAACAATTTGATGAAATTTGGGAAAGGCAATAAAAAAATAGGAGAAAGTATAATTTATATACTTTCTCCTATTTTTAAGTAAAAACAATGAGATTATTAATACGGCGGTTTTCCCATGTTTTTTTAATGTTATTACCTTCTCTAAAGATATATGACCCGCCGCCATCTAAAGCAATAACATCTTCAAATTTTTCATCTTTTATTTTATTCCAGATTTCTTTGGTTTGTATATAGTTTTTAGTTATTGTTTTACCAGTGATAAGCCAAATTTCATTGTTGCGGATGCCGATCCAGTTTCTCTGAGTCGCATACATGGGAGAGTCATCCCAGCCTTCCGCCTTATATTCCTACACTGACGCGGGTCTGCTTTTTTCAATAACGGGGATCCCGCTTATAGCATATTCACAGCTGTCTGGAATATAGACTTTTGTAATGAAATTTTTAGTTGGAGTTACAACTAATGTAGATGGAGTTTTATGATAAAATTGATTTGTATGATTATCTTTTATATAATACCTTAGCTTACCCTAAGATATGAGGGGCAAGATATATTGTTGCCCCTCCTTAGGTACATTCCAAGGATCACATATTAAAACTCCAACAGGTAATGTAAATAATACATTATTTGCGGAACGGAAATTTCCAAAGAATCCCGCATTACAGTAGTTCCAATAGTTAGCTCCAACTTTTTTAGCATCATGGTAAACAATTCTAAAGGAGTTGCATTTTCTAAATGTAAGTCCATTTTTTGTATATTCTGTATTTGTATTTGCCATGTTGTTTTTCCTTTTGTGTTTTATATATAAATTAAGTTATTAATGTCCATTGATATGTTACTACGCCATTATTAACAATACATTGAAGATTATACGCTCCATTTACTGTTGGAGCAGAGGGAAATAATTGTGTGATTTCATTTATTGCGGATGTTTTTGTATTATTAATTCTAGTAATAGCAGAATTTTTCTGCCGCAGCTATGGTTGTAAGAGAGTCGCTTGATAAAATTCCCGCAGGTATCATATTGCCTGTCGTTGGATCTTTTACCTAAGCATTTATTTTTCTGAATGTTATAGGCATATATATTTTCCTTTCTTAGTTTAATAAAAAGGCTAATGCCTTTGTTTTTTATTTCTATGTTATTTTAAAATTAAATTGATTAAATTGTTTAATATTGACCAAAATAAAAAAGAAGGAAGCCAAGGCTTCCTTCTTAACATTTGTTTATTTACTATTGGCTGATTTTTTATCTGTAGTTGGTGACCTTAGATTTTCTTTAGATTATCCATTGAACGGCGCAAGATTGTTTCTCACAGCCTGAGCGAATAACCATCCCAGCCGTTTCTGGGCAATGTTTGCTCTCGGATGCGTTCCGTCCGGCGCATAAGTTAAAATCGTGTACTGGTTGATTCCAAACAGTTTGTCTGTGCGAATTAACGGACAATGGAAGCGACTTACAACATTTTCAAGCGAATCGCCATAATCAGACATCAACAGACCTGCACTGTTTTGAGCGACGTCGGTCATGGTGGACGCATCACCCGCAGTCATTTCACGATCAAACGGCGAAAGAATCATTACTTGCAAATGCGGATATTTGGTAAGCAGTTTCTTTAATCCATATGCACAGGCACCATCGTAGTTTGTGAGCGTTTCATTATACGATGAACCGACAGGAGTATTTGATGCGTAATCGTTTGCACCGTACATTAGTCCGATTGCATTAACCGTTGTCCAGTCAATTGCTTTTAATGTTGCAAGATGCGGCGCGTATGTTGTATTGATAAGTGCATAAGCATCCAAATCATCCCACGCATCAGCATCTTCCGACACAATACAATCGCACAAGTTATAAAAGCAGAACAAACCTGCTTCTTCAAGTGTGTAAGTCATTCTGGTCCCGCCGAAACCAACATTGATGATATCGGAATGTAAATAGTCGTTGGCATAATCAACATAGGATGTGCCATCATCAGATATAGACAGAGAACCATGTGTAATGGAATCGCCGAACATTACCATTTTGAAATGTTCAAACCCTGTGTTTGCTTCTGCATAGATATCCTTATTGCGTTTGTGATAATCGCAGATACGAACGATAGGCTGTGAATTATAGTTCCCATATATAAGCCGCGCCAGATGATAAAGTTCTTCGGATATCAGAGTCACCCGAATATATCTTGCATTTTCGGGAATCACCTTTGAAACAGCCATTGTATTTCCTGTAAACGGTAATACATTTTTTTCTCCATCAAAAAAGCAGAAACAGTACCTAATAAACGGATTTGTGTTGCCAGTTAAATCGGAATTTCCGTAAACAACAGACGCCGTTTTTGCCCAATTGCATATATAGCCCTGTGCAGGATCAATAGGAACATAGTCAGACAAAACAGAACCGGCATCATTAAATATAACACCATTCGGATGTATCAGTTTTCCTACCGTGTAGCCATAAGGTGGGAGCAGATTATAATCATCGTCAAGGTAAATAGCCGGTGAAATCGCTGTTATTTCTGATTCGAGAAATGAATCTTGTGATTTCAAATCTTCTGTTACCAGTGTTTGCTCTTTTGTATAATTATATACTGTTATAGATATGGTAGCCTCATTTGATGTGTATGCGCTGTTGAACTGTACTTGTAAAAATTTGATCCCTTCAACAGCCGGAGTGTATAACAATGTTTTGCCGGTTTCCCATGATTCTCCCACAAAATCTGCTGTAACAGTATCTACATTTCCACTTCCCGATTCGGCCTTAGATGTGCGAATGTTAGAAAGGTGTGTTGCGTCGGAAATGCTTAAAACGATCCTATATGTAACGCCAACTGATAAAAGAGAAATGTCATAGTACCAGTTTGCCCCAGCCTGCTCCACGGGCGCGACTGATGTTACTATAGCGTTCTGATTTGGATATATTATATCTTCCAAATCATCTAACTGTGTCTTTAAATCATCTACTTGGTCATTTATAGTATCTGTGACCGTTATGGCGTCGGCTACCGCCTCCGCAAGTTTAACTTCTTCAACATTAGTTCCAACAACCAATGCTAACCCACTTGCAATTGCAGTTGTTGTTCTATATAGCTTTTTATTTATACAAATATATTCACCTGTGGTATATGCTTTAGTCGCTGTCATAGTTGCCTAAGTTTGCGCTATCATATCTTTACTTGCTGTAAGTTGACTTATTGGAGGTAAATTGGATGCAGAAAAAGTTGAATCTAAGGTTGTCTAAGGATCCCAATAACTGCTATTTTCTTCCAAATAATTTCCAACTGTTTGCATAATTGCAGAAGGAATATAATCTTGAAAATTACTATATAAGGCATTTAATTGTGTTTGGATATCGCCCTTGGATAAATCAACAGCACCAAGGACTTCTAATAAATTTTTAGTACTACTATACGCAACATTTTCTGCCAATGTGCCAATCGGTATTTCATTACTATAAGTACCATTTTGTTGCTTAATTCTTACCGCAACTAATTTATCTGCCATAAATATTACCTATTTCCTTTCTTATAAATATATATAAAAAAAGTGGGCTATTAATCTTTTACAATCAATAGCCCACCTATTAAATTCATCGGTTAAATATTTCCTAATTTAGAAAATATTCTATTTGTGACTGAAATAATTTCATCTCCATATGTAGAGATTAAATCTGCTACAAGTTCCTACTGATCAAGAGTAAGATCAACATTATAAGAAAACATTGCGGCGTGCGTTATTTCATGGCACAAAACCTTTTTTAAAAGATTACCGCGTAAATTTTCATTAATGTAAATCGTTCTCATTAAATTATCGCAGGCCCCAATGGCATAATCACCATTGGGACGCCGCAATAATGGGAAATTTTCTGGAACTATGGATAATTTCCAAGTTACATCATTAATGACAATCATTAAGCTAATTTACTTGCTAGTGTTGTCATCTTTTGATGTAATGTAGCCTTCTCTTCTGGAGATGCATCTTTAATCATTTCTGTAATATCTGATGAAAGTTCTTGTAAATAGGCTTCTAATTCATGGAGTTGAGAAGTTGTATCACTATGGTTTTCTTTACCTTCCATATACATTCTGCGTCTCATTGCGGCTTTGCCTTCACGAGGATCGCGTCTCATCGGATATTCGTCCGGTCTCATTTCATATGGAAGAGCCATTGGATAATAATTCACAGATCCGCGGGTTCCCATACCAGTTCCAAAATTTCCAGAACCACCGGAATTGCCGCTATTAGATCCACCTCTTGAACCATTACCATTTCCACCGTTTCCACCACCAGGATAATACATATAACCCCTGTCTCTGTCCGTATCCTTATAAGGATCCGGGGGCCAATATTCGGGACTCATTTTCTGATAAACAGGAGTGGTATAATAGTTAATATTATTAACTTCTGAAGGTTTTTCTTCTTCCGCCTTTTCCATTGACTATGTAATAGTGCAATAGTAAATAGCTTCCGCAAGATCCTTAATCATATCAACTACTTCACCAAGTTCATGTGTGTTAGCTTTGGGAATATCTGTAAGCTGACTCTGAACACAAGTAACTAGTTGATCTTTCATTTTTTTCAGTTCTTCTGTTGCCATATCCTTTTACCTCCTTAAGCTATTCTTTCCACGTCTAAGACAGCTTCGCGCCTTACTAAAATAGAAGGAGTTGGAGTTGTAGCAGGATCATCTTCAGTTCCGTCTACATAGGCACCAGACACTGTTAAACAACATCCACAAGGAACAGTCACAATAGCTTTTGTATTAATGTGCCAATACTCTTCAGCTGCGGCAGGAGTTACAATAGCAACGCTCTCTGGGATAATTACACCATTGAGGGTAATTCCTAAAGCAATTGGAGTAACCGCGCCACCTTCGGGAATTTGAATATTTCCTTGAAGAGTTACCACATATCTTGCAAAACGATTTGAGGTGCTACCGTTTAAGTTAAGAATCCCAGGAACAAGGGGAACCACGTTCCCCCTGTTGCAAGGAATAGAAACACTATTAAATGGGATAGTACCGTTTAATGCTACTAACGCATCAGTAGTTGTTACATAACTTGCCATAAGCGACCTCCCAATTAGTTGTAGAATCCGTTATTGTTGCATCCGCAGGGATTATAGTTACAGCCGCAGTTGCAACCATTGGGGTTACCAACAATATATGCGGGAACTGGAGTAGGATTAAGCGCCTGACGAAGTGTAGCAGTCTGTGCGGCATTGTCTGCAAGAAGTGTACCAGTCTGTGCATTCTGAGAAGCAGCCAGGCTAGCAAGATAGCTCTGCATCTGGAGCTGTTGATTCTGAGCCTTAAGATTATCAATCTTTTCTTGGCAAATATCATCTCTAATAGACTGAATACCCGCATTAATAGCATTAAGCATAGCTTGTGTATTGCTATTTTGAGCAGTGGTAACGTCAAACAGAGCATTAGTAACAGCCTGACGATCCGCGCAAGCTTCAGTAGCAACGGTATACTTCAGATCAGCTAAGCCAGCTCTATTTTCGCAGCAACAATTCTGCTGATTCATAGCGATTGTATTGAGCTGAGTAGAAAGGTTAGCCTGATTGTTATTCAGAGTCTGAAGAATATTAGCTTGGCTATTGCAACGAGAAACTTCCGCGTTAGCAAAACCATTATTAACAGCTGCGGCGATGCCATTTAAAGATCCGATAACCGCGCTCTGATCAAAACCACGCTGGATATCAGAAGTTACATAAGTAGCTGCGTTGTTTCCGCCACCACAATTGCTACCCCAGCCGTTATTACCCCAACCGCCGGCAAGCACGAGGATGAATAAAACAAATAACCAAATGCCGCTATCGCCGCCAAAGAGACCACCATTGTTGCCGTAGCCACCATTACCAGTAGCAGCCGCGATATCAGCTAATGAATATCCATTATTGTTATTAAACATTCCTTTTGTTCTCCTTTATAAAGAAAAATTTTTTATATAAAAAACTCTTTAGGAGTTTTTATCGTCCTAAAGAGTTCTTAAATCTAGCAAATTCTTCATCGAAATTTAAGCCTTTTTGTTGAGCTAAATTTCGTGCGAGATTCTATAATGCAGCTGCATTTCCATTTTGAGCAAGATTCATTGCATTTTGTAAAATTGGATTGTTATTATTTTGCATTATACTCATAATCAATTGTTGCGGGTTCATACCGCCCTTGATCATTTGAATTAATTGGAATGGATTTACATTCATTTTTATTCAACCCCTTCTTAGAAATTCATTGCAGGTTTCGTTTCAATCTGCTGAGGAATTGATTCTGTGGATCCCTGAATCGGCTGCCCGCCCATTCTATTTAAGATTTCATTAATTACTTTATTAAAATCAGATTTCTTAACATACTGATCGTCACCATCAGCACTTTCCTCTTGATAAACATAAGTATGAAAAGATGCGGATCCATCGATATTGATTTGCTTGGTATAAATTTTACCATTTGCAATATCAGTAAAAACCCATAATGAACCATCTAAATCAATTTGATAAGCGCTTGCTTCACTTTTTGAGGAAACTGGTCTGCACTTTAAAAATTGATTTTGCGGAATTTGTTGTGGTTGCTGTTGTTGTTGATACATATTCCCCATATAATTGCCATATGGGGTATTTTGTAATAAAGCGTTTCCGCCATAAGGGACTTGCATTTGTTGTCCGCCATTTGGAATCATTCTTTGCATATTATTAGGATTGGTATTCATCATACCAAGAGTTTGTCTTTCATCCATATAATATTTCTCCTTTTATTTCCTATTGTAAGATCTTATGTCCCCTACAATATAATATAAAAATTACTATAAAAGAAATATTAGCTTTTGTCCAAAATTTTTTGTAAGCTAGATATTATCCTCTTTAATTTAGTATATTAAAATTTTTTAATTTTGTCAAATAAAATTATAATCTTTCAAGAGCCTTGGTACAAGAGATGCTCATAGTTCCATTAATATCAAGAGGCATTGAAATAGATTTAATCATAAAGTCACCATAAACACCAGTTACAGAATCTCGTATTGTAATTCTTGTATTTGGTTCAAGATAATAAATTGGGACAGTCGTTAAAGAAACTTGTTCATTAAAAGTTGTATATTGATAAAGTTCTTTTTTAATTTCATCATAAGCGGGCTTTAACATGCCGCCTTCCCATAACATACTATAAACCTAATCTCTAACTTGAACATATGGCTGATTTCTGTCCTAACACCATTGCTGTTGTTCTTGGGTTTTATCTGTTCCCTATTGAATAATAACTATATCAGGGATCTATGGAGCAAAAATACAATTTACCGTATCATCAACAAGAGCAACTGTTCTACGACCTATATTTTGAACTCCATATTGACCAATTTCAGTCTAAGTTTCATCAATGATATCTAAAAAGAAGTCTATTTCATTCGGGTGCGCTAATGCCTAATTTTTAAAATTCCCATTCATTACATCATATATTTTAGACCATTCATTTTGTAATTCTGTATAATAATAATTGCTATCTGTTGCGAATGGCTAAGCGGCGACCCCGCTTAAGAGAAGTTCAGTACGAAAGTCTGAGGTTGTAACAGGGGTACCCGCCTCATCTATAACAAATTTCTATATATCATCCTAATCAATTACACTTTTAATTGTATAAGTGTTTCCTACTTTTGGTTTATTATCTATTGCTAAATGATATCGAATAGGAATTTCTTTCCCGCTTATTGATTTTCTTTTTCCCCATATAATAAAATCATTTTTAATTTGTTGATATTGTGGAGAATTAGAAATAGAAATTATAAGATCAGAATCATCAAAAGTATAAACTGATTTACCACTTGTATAATCAACTGAATAATTATCTTTATTAATATCAGTTAATATCTAATTGGCATATGATTTATTTAAATAATTTTTAATTTCTTGGAAAATAAAATTTCCATTTATATCATAAAAATATTCATAATTTCCTAAGACATTTTTAATTTGATCTAATATAGAACAGATTGTGTCGCCAGCTTTACTAATTAAATCACCTGGATAAGAAAAATCTGTTAGAATATAACCTACATCATCGCCATAATTAAATTGTTTTATATCATCTGGAGATATACCTCTTCCAATAAATTCATTATAATTTGTAGAAAAACTATAATAAGGATGTCCTTCTTCGATAGAAGTATAATAATATAAAGGTGTTGAACCAGTCCATTTCATTACTTCTCTGGCTTCATTATCAATATCTGAAATTATAATTTTCCCCAGCTGTTCACCGCCAAAATGATTAACTAGCTATTGGATAATTCTATATAAAGTGGGTTTGCTTATTACAGATTCTCCTTCTTCATCAATATCTTCAATTTCACTTAAAATAATAGACGCGGGAAGGGTGCCGCCGCATTCTCCATTTAATAAAGCCATCTTATCATGTAAAGTTAACGCAATGCTAATTCCACTTAAACTGTTAGAAATATTTGCGGCAATAATAAGATAAACCCCTTGAGGGAACCATATCATATCATACTATTGGTATTCACCGGTTGTATTGGTAAAACCAATTAATACTTCTATTTTTTTATTAATAGATAATAAATGCTTAGTATCGGTAAGATTATTTTCAAGATCATCCGCAATTAAATTTATATTACCTGTCCGCCGCATAGAAGAAGAACCATCTAAATTAAAGTTGCCACTTATTACTTTTCCCTGAATCTATTGAATAGGATTCTAATAAAAATCTAAAACAATTAATTTAACAAATTGTTCTTTTAATCTAATTTTATCAAATCTTTCTAAAAAAGAAGAATCATTTAAATATGGAAAATTATGAGCCATAATTAATCCTCCTTTTTAGTTCTATATTTAAATTCAACAGAAGCAGGAAATTCATCAATTATAATATCATTATTATCTAACAATGGATGCCATTCTCCATTATAATAAATCATATTAAAATAAACTGGCTCCATAGATTCAACTAAAAGATCATAATCTTTATTATCAATACTATTCTATAAAACTTCATCATGATAAGTTGTAAGTAAATCAGATTCTCTAAAATACTATATATATCTATCAATTCTAATAAAATAATGATCTACAATAGAATAAACACCAAATTCAATTGGATTTTCTACATCCTAAGGAGTGTCATAATGACCTTCTTGCAGTTTTAGATCATCTTCATCTAAGTGAACTGCATAAAAATATGCTTCTGCAATAGGGTCTGCATCAGAATAATATATATATAGAGATTCATTAGCTGGAGCTAAATATCTAAGAAGATTAATGTTATTTATCGGTTTTGCATAAACAACAACATCTTGTCCTACCGTATGATCTATCTTTAACTCCATAACATTAGTAGTTTCTTGAGGTTGGTCAGACTCTTTATAAAATCTATCAATTAACGATTCTCCACTTCTAAAGTTATCACTAATAGTATATTTAGCGTATGTATAATACCATTTATTAATAAGATTATATTTAGTATTTAAATTCTATAAGATATTATTATCAATTTCAGTAGCAGTTGCAGAAAAAGAATATAATCTTCTACCTAATGTATCAATAGGTTGAAAAGCTATATTTGTTAGTTTTACTAAAATATTCCCTTCTGTTAATGATCTAAATAGTTTTATATTATTTTTATATAAAAACTACATAACTTTCTATCTAAATTCTCTTTCATAAATATAATCTTCATAATAACTAATATCATTTGTTTGATTATAATCATTATGAAGGGCGGCCGCAGCATCTCCAAAAAGTTCATTGGCTGTTGTAAATGGCTATATACTATTTTTATTATAAAATTGTCCATCTAAATGGCCAGGATCATACCAACGAATTTCATCCATTAATGCAGAAACTAATCCACTTAATGAGAACGTTCGATAATAGTTATTACCATTTCTTTTGATATAGGGGTATTGCGCTCCTAAAGTCACTTGTTGAGATTCTGGTATATTATATTTAAAATCAGAAACTGTTGGATTAAATTGAACTTTTAACTGTCTATCTCCTTGAGTTAAGAAAATATCTTCAAATAAACACATTACTGGTTCTTGAATATCAACAACTCTGCCATTTTCTCCTACCTATTGAATTCTATATTTATACCAAACGCCGCTTTCAATAGAAGTATCATACCAAAGATGTTCTAAATCGCGGTTATGAGAAATTGTTTTTAAAGTTTCCCATTGCAAAAAATTACTCTTAGCAGAAGACCGTCTTATATTTAAATCGTTTTGAGTTTGTAATAAGCCAAAATTAATGTCAAGTTTAATACTTCCATTTGATTCTTCTGGCGTAGCGGTAAAAGCTGCGACATTTAATTTATTGCTTGCCTATTTAGCAATTATAAATTGAAAATTTTCAGTTGCTTTATATAAATTATTTGTTGTATAATTAAAAGCTAAGGTATAATTTACCTATTTATCAAGGTCATATAATAGCTAATAATAAAATTCATTAGGATTATATTGATTGGTATATATCTATTCTGTTTTTACAATTGATTTTTGTCCAGATGTTGTATATATATTTATATTATAACTTTTTAAAGTTTCTTTTTCAATATTTGCATTTTGTTCATAGTAAAGTTTTCCAATAAATTCAGTAGGAGGGACAAAGAAAGTT